TTCGAGCCGCAAATATTTTTGATATAGTTGTAGACGGCAATAGCACAAACTATTGGACGGGCGGGTTTAACATAAACAATGCGCGTAACTCTATTTTCGCTGACTGCTATGTGCATGGGCCAACTGATAACCTAACCAAAACGCAGTACGGGTTTTTGATTGCTGGCCAAGCTACAGACGTAAAAATTGATAACTGTCAGGCTGTCTCTGTAGGCACAGGCGTTCAGATTTTAGAAAATGGCGAAGGTACAATGATCAGCAATTTTGTTGCTGTCGATGTAAATGTTGGCGTTAGTAAATTGCATTCAACTGGCAATGCTGAACCTTGGCTTGCAATGTCAAATTGGCATATTAACTGCCGCCAAACAGGTATCTATCTTAAAGATGTTCTGCAAACCACCATTACAAACGGGCTGTTGTACGCTCAAAATGCTACTGGTGCGTGGATCGGCGTTCATGTTGATACCCCAGCCGTTGTAAACCAAGACGTTATGGTTGATGCGCTTATTGACGGGCAACTTGCTGGCGGGGGTGTTACATCAACCACAGGGCTTAAAATCAATTCGGGTAACGGCGTTAGCGCACGTTTGAAATTGCGTTCCCTTGATGTCGGCGCAGACATTGCGGCAGGCGTTACCAACTCTGTTATTTCACTTGAGCCTAATGCGGTTACAAACATCGTAACAGGCGCTGGCGTTTATGCGGCTACTAATCGCATATTCACTAATCTCCCCGCGCTAGGGTACGGCATCCCTAATAGGGGTGGCCCATTCAACGGCGACAATTCCGCCACGGTAAATAAATCCGCAGAGTTGTATTGTTTTGGCGAAGATACAACCGGATTAGTAAAAGCTGCTGGAGGACATCGCGCAGTTTCTCAAGATGCAAACTGGGTAAATACGCAAATTGAATTGTTTGCGCGACGCGGCGATGCCATTGTAGAAGCGTTAATTCTTTACGGGAATGGGACTCCAGAAGGTGCTGTTACAGCACCACGGGGTGCATTGTTCACTCGCAGCGATGGCGGCGCTGGGACAACCTTGTACATCAAGGAAAGCGGAACAGGTAACACAGGATGGGTAGCAAAATGAACAACTTTGAACTTCTTCTAATGTGCTATAAATCTGGACAAGTCAGCGAACATCAATGGACTGAGCATTTGAAAGATGTTGACTTTGCTGAGTGGATGAAAAATCACCCACGTTAACTAAGATTGCCAGACTGCATCAAATGATGTAGTCTAGCCACCAACCGTACTGATGCGGCTCATCAGGAACTCTTTAAGGGTTAAACATGGACGATAATGTCTTTACCGAAGCGGATGCCTCCGCGCCAGAACTCGAAGCCACGGCAGCAATCGAGCCTGTAGAAAACACGACGCCGGAAGAGCAGTCTGCTGATCAGGAAGCACCTAAGACTTTTTCACAAGAAGACTTAGACGCCATCGTAGGTAAACGACTCGCAAGAGAGCAGCGTAAATGGGAACGCGAACAGGCTCAAAGGGCAGAGGAAGTGCAGGCACGGCAGCAGCCGATCCACGACATAACCCCTGAACAATTTGAGACTTACGAGGATTACGCAGAGGTTTTGGCTGAGCGTAAAGCCGAAGAAATGCTGGTACGCCGTGAAAGGGATAACCAGCAACGTGCAATGCTAGAGTCTTATCACGAACGTGAAGAGGCAGCGCGGGACAAGTATGATGACTTTGAACAAGTCGCATACAACCCCAACCTTCCGATCACCGACGCGATGGCAATGGCAATACAAGCATCCGACGTTGGCCCCGACGTGATTTATCACTTAGGTATCAACACAAAAGATGCCCAGCGTATTTCGCGTTTAGACCCCATTTTGCAAGCTAGGGAAATTGGAATGATTGAGGCGCGGCTTTCAGCCGAACCTACATTCAAAAAAACATCCAACGCCCCGGCACCGATTGCACCTGTCAATGCCCGCACCGCTGGTGCGCCAACATTTGATACGACAGACCCACGGTCAGTAAAGTCCATGAGTACGTCAGATTGGATTGAGGCAGAACGGCTACGGCAGATCAAGAAGTACGAGGCACAACGCAACCGATAAATTAGGATTATTTCCATGAGTAACTCGATTTTAACCATCGACATGATCACGCGTAAGGCGCTTGAGATTCTCGAAAACAACTTGGTTCTTACACGTAACGTAAACCGTCAGTACGATGACAGCTTTGCTGTTGAAGGTGCTAAAATTGGTTCAACCCTGCGTATCCGTCTTCCAGACCGCGCACTTGTAACTGATGGCGCAGCCCTTCAGGTACAGGATGACAACGAGCAGTTCACAACTCTGACCGTTGCCAACCAGAAGCACATCGGCGTTAACTTCACGACTGCTGAATTGACCATGCAGCTTGATGATTTCGCAGAGCGCGTTCTGAAGCCACGTATCTCGCAGCTTGCTTCCAGCATCGACGCTGACGTTGCGAATGCGTATGCAACCATCGGTAACACTGTTGGCACGCCCGGCACTACGCCATCGACTTCGGCTGTTCTTCTTGCTGCACAGCAGAAGCTGAACGAAAACGCTGCCGTAATGTCGCCACGTTATGCCACTGTCAACCCAGCCGCAAACGCTGGTTTGGTCGAAGGCATGAAGGGTCTTTTCAACCCAACCGACACTGTCAGCAAGCAGTTCAAGAACGGCATGATGGGTACCGGCGTACTTGGTTTTGAAGAAATCAATATGTCGCAGTCCATCAAGCAGTTCACCACTGGTTCGCGTACTGCAACTGGCGGCACGACTTCGGCTGCTGTTACGTCGGAAGGCGCAACCACCATTGCCATCACTGGCGCTGGCGCATCGGCTACCGTTAAGGCTGGCGACGTGTTCACTGTAGCTGACTGCTTTGCTGTCAACCCACAGACCCGTGAAAGCACTGGTTCGTTGTTCCAGTTCGTTGCTCTTGCTGATGTCACGCTCAGCGGCGCAGGCGCTGGTAACATCACTGTTGCTGCAATCTACTCGGCTGCACACGCACTTGCCACTGTCAACACACTGCCCGGCAACAGCAAGGCAATCGTGTTCGTCGGCGCGGCTTCTACGCAATACGCGCAGAACCTCGTATACCACAAGGACGCTATCACCTTCGCAACCGCCGACCTTCTGCTCCCACAGGGCGTAGATATGGCTTCGCGTCAGGTGCATAACGGCATCTCGCTTCGCGTTGTTCGTCAGTACGACATCAACAACGACCGTATGCCTTGCCGTATCGACGTTCTGTATGGCTACAGCACGATCCGTCCGCAAATGGCCTGCCGTCTCTGGGGTTAACCTAATACCGGCCCCCAGTTCGCTGGGGGCCAAACATTTTAAAGGATTTATAATATGGCTATTCTACCTAATGGCGCCGGCGGTTATCAAGTTGGCGACGGCAACCTCGGCGAAGTCACGCTGGGCGTATCCGCAATCCCTACCGCGTACACCGCAGCCGCTACACTGACCACTGCCGATTTGGCTGGTGGCGCAGTTGTCTACACTTCGTCGTCTACTGCTGACCTTACGCTTCCTGCAGTCACCGTTGTTAACGCTGACATCAGCAGCGCCAAAGTTAACTCATCGTTTGAGTTTTCTTTGATTGCTACCAGCACTGGCGTTCCTACTATCGTAGTAGGCACTGGCTGGACGTTGGTTGGCGTTGGTACAGGCGTTGCATCGCGCAGCGTATTGTTCCGCGCTGTCAAGACCGGCGAAGCTACGTACAACCTGTACCGTATCGCTGGCTAATAGGTTTGCCCCGGCTACGGTCGGGGCATCCTTTTCAGGAGAAAATCAATGGCTAATACAAAATCTATTGGCGTTGCTTTCCTAGACCAAGATATTATTGGCGCACAATATCTCTTGGCTGACGAGCAACTCGGCTACACCGCCGCAGCACAAGGTACAGTCACGCAGGCGACAGATAAGTCAACTGCCGTTACGCTGAACAAGCCTGCTGGCCGTATCACTATGAACAACGCGTCTTTGACTACTGCCACTAACGCTACGTTCACGCTGAACAACAGCTTCATTTCTGCAAATGACACTGTTATTCTTACTATCTCTGGCGGTCAAGCGACCGCTGGATCGTACAACGTGTTTGCAAACGGTTTGGCTGCTGGCTCTGTCAGCATCAGCCTACGCAACATTTCTGGCGGTACGCTGTCAGAAGCAGTAGTGATTAACTTCGCAATCATCCACTGCGTTTAATTAATTTGGGCGGCTTTCGGGCCGTCCATTTTTAAAGGTTTTTTATGGCTGTTATCTATCTTGTTCACGATGTCCACGGGGCAAAAGTCGCTATTTCAGAAGAAGAAGCGATTTATGATGAAGATTTCGGCTGGGAACGCTATAATCCTGACGTGCCTGTAAAGGCGTCAATCAACGAAATGCCGGTAGCCAAAAGCCGCCGCAAAGCGCAGGAAGACTAATCAATGGCAACTGCTGGTGACATAATTAATGGTTCGCTTAGACTGCTAGGTGTTCTAGCAGAAGGTGAAGTCCCATCGGCTGAAACGTCGCAGGACGCACTGCGCGCCATGAACCAGATGATTGATAGCTGGAACACTGAGCGCCTCGCGGTCTACTCGACGCAAGACCAAGTGTTTACATGGCCGTCAGGTCAGCTTTCGCGCACGCTGGGGCCAACAGGCAACTTTGTCGGCAACCGCCCAGTGCTGCTTGATGACAGCACCTATTTCAAAGACCCCGGCACTGGCGTCAGCTACGGCATCAAATTCATCAACCAGCAGCAGTATAACGGTATCGCGGTCAAGACCGTCACATCGACATACCCGCAAGTCATCTTCATCAACATGACGTTCCCCGACATTGAGATGTACATCTATCCGCGTCCGACGCGCAATCTAGAATGGCATTTTATTTCTGTTGAGGAACTAACTCAGCCTGCAACGCTGGCGACAGTACTGCATTTCCCGCCCGGCTATCTGCGTGCGTTCCGTTATAACTTGGCGTGCGAATTAGCACCTGAGTTTGGCGAGGAACCATCGGCACAGGTTCGCCGCATTGCTATGTCGTCGAAGCGTAACATAAAACGTATCAACAACCCAGATGACATCATGTCCATACCGTACAGCCTTATCGCTTCGCGGCAGCGGTTTAACATCTACGCAGGGAACTACTAATGCCGACTGTCACTATTACAGGTCTTCCTTTAGCAACTTCGCCGTTGGCCAGCACAGTTGAGATGCCGGTTGTTCAAGACGGCGTTACGAAACGCGCAGGTGTAGCCACTATTGGCTTTGTGCAATCTGGCACAGGTGCGGTATTGCAGACAATACAAGCCAAACTGCGCGGCACGGTAAACGCTGCCGATTACGACACTCTTGCTAATGCTAAAGTGGGCGCAGGGACAACCAAGGTTATTTTTGGTTCTAGTGGAGATATGCTTTCCCCCGGATATGTCTCTATTTCAAGAGGCGGGTTTTACGAAGGGACTCTTGGCCAGCTTAATGAGCCGGGAGCCAATAACTTTGCTAAAGCAGCACAAAATGGTGTGTCGGTGTTCAGAGGAACTGCTACTACTCCTGACAGTACGCTGTCTTATGCCCGCACTGGCGCTTATGTGGAAGTTCATAACAGTACCGCACTAACTCAAGCGCGATCAGTTTGGGGTAATGAGTATAAAATTAGCGCGATCACAACTGAACATATCGCTGAAGCTGGCTGTGAAGCTGAAGTTAACGGCGCTTCATTCCGCGCGTATTCAACTAATGCACCGATTTCAGCCGATCCGTCTAAAAGAATAATGGTTGGTGTATCCGCCATCGCGCAAACCAACACGGGCGCTGGAACTACGCCGTGGGATGTGTTCGGCGCCAACATCATCGCAGCACAGACTTCTGGAAATGCGCCAACAAACGTCGTTGGAATTGAAGTCGATGTCATTAATTTCTCCTCGTCTGCTGGGCTTCGCCCCGGTCAGGTCGGTGCCAGCAATTATACAGCTTATTGGGCGCAATCTGATGCGGCATCAGGGTCGCAATCAGACACCGCATTTTATGCTTCCAACACGGCAACGTCGGCTGGCTGGCGTCAAATTCTTCAGGCAGAGGGCAAGATAAACAACTGGATGGTCTACCTCACTACATCAGTTAACGAAGTGTCCGCGCGCGGTATTCGCGTCGAAACGAAATGGCAGGCGTCCACTGGACGGTTGTTAGAATTGTGGGTCGACACAAACGAGCAAATGCGGGTAGATGGGGCTGCCGATAACCCTGTGTGGATACGGGTAGGAAGTACTCTCAAGCAAATTACACAGGACGCAGCAGACACTGCCGGGGTAGGGTTCCGCTCCCTAAGAGTGGTAAATTGAACCCGCTTCCGATTGATTTTGATTCTCTTGCGCGCGCTCTTGGTGAGCGCGACTTGGAAATCATCCAGCTTCGTCATCAGATGCGCTTGATGAACGAAAAACTTGCGGAGATTTGTGATGCTCCTCAACCGCCGGGCAACACACAAGAAAGTGTTTGATTAACATGAAAACGCCCATCCTTGGTTCCGCGTATGTCGCTAGAAGCGTCAATGCCGCCAACAACCGCATGGTTAACTTGTTTCCTGAGATCGTTCCTGAAGGCGGCAAGGAGCCAGCGTTTCTTCAGCGCGCGCCGGGGCTGACTGTTCTAGCTACCGTTGGCATTGGTCCTATCCGCGGTATGTGGACGTATGGCGGCTACGGCTATGTTGTCTCAGGCCCGACACTGTATCAGATCGACAGCAGCTGGAACGCAACCGCTAAAGGTAGTGTGGGGGGTTCGGGCCCTGTCAGCATGGCTGACAACGGAACGCAACTATTTATTGCGGCTAATCCGCAAGGCTACATCTATAACGCCAGCACCAACGTATTTCAGCAAATTGGCGACCCAGATTTCCCCGGCGCAGGCACGGTGGGTTACATCGACGGATATTTTACGTTCAATGAACCTAACAGCCAAAAAATCTGGGTTACGCAATTACTTGATGGAACCAGTATTGACCCACTGGAATTTTCCAGCGCTGAAGGCAATCCAGACAATGTTGTTGCGGTCTTTGTGGATCACCGCGAAGTCTGGGTGTTTGGCACAAACTCAACCGAAGTCTGGTATGACGCAGGGCTGCTCGACTTTCCGCTGGCGCGTATCCAAGGTGCGTTTAACGAACTGGGGTGCGCCGCGCCTTACAGCATCGCCAAAATGGACAACCAAGTCTACTGGCTAGGTAGGGACGCGCGCGGTCAAGGGATTGTTTACAAAGCTGCGGGTTACATCGGACAGCGCGTTTCGACGCACGCTATCGAATGGCAGATGCAAGAGTATGCTGACATTTCAGACGCGACAGGCTACACATATCAGCAGGATGGCCATAGCTTTTACGTTTTAAACTTCCCCAGCGCCGACACAACATGGGTGTATGATGTTGCTACTGGTGCGTGGCATGAGCGCGCATCGTTTGCTAACGGTGATTTTAACCGTCACCGCGCCAATAACCAGATGTTCTTTAATAATACCACGGTTGTTGGCGACTACGAAAACGGCAAGATTTACGAGTTTGATTTGAATGTGTACGCTGACGATGGCGAACCACAGAAATGGCTGCGGTCGTGGCGCGCGTTGCCAACAGGCGCTAACAACCTCTCGCGCACTATTCAACATTCAATGCAGCTTGACTGCGAAACTGGTGTAGGACTTGAATTGTCTCCCGGCGCAGGCGAACAAGAGTTAGTTACTGAAACGGAAGTTAACATAACCACAGAAGATGGCACTTTTCTTGTGACAATGGCGTATCCCGACACGCCGGGGTATAACCCACAAGTCATGTTGCGTTTTTCCGATGACGGCGGCCATACATGGTCTAATGAACATTGGAAGTCGATGGGGAAAATTGGCCGGTTTGGCTTCCGAACAATATGGCGTCGCCTTGGCGCAACGATGAAGATACGCGACCGCGTCTACGAAGTGTCTGGCACAGACCCTGTACGGATTTATATCATGGGCGCTGAACTGATACTTAGTGGGACAAACGCCTGATGGCATTGGCGCCGATCAACCCCACCCAGCTAACGCCGCCGCGCGTCGCTTTTATTGACGAACGGTCAGGCGCGATTAGTCGTGAATGGTACAGGTTTTTTCTGTCACTGTTGACTGCTACGCAGGCTAATCAAGAAGAAGTTACGTTAGGGCCAGACACAGCATCACTGTTAGCTACCTACGACGCCATGCTGGCAACAGCTACACAAGCGTCCGCAATTACGTCTGATGGTATGGTGGCAAGCCTAGAGAGTAGCTTAAACAATCTGCAAAATGCTTTCGGTGTTACGCCGCCTGATCTTGGCGGCACTGTCACTTCAGTTGCTGCGTCTGGTGGAACAACTGGCCTGACCTTTACAGGCTCCCCGATCACGACAAGCGGCACGCTCACACTTGGCGGCACGTTGGCTGTAGCCAATGGCGGCACGGGCCAGACTACCTATACAGACGGCCAGCTTCTGATTGGCAACACAACAGGCAACACGCTAACCAAAGCCACTCTGATTGCTGGCACAAACATCAGCATCACTAACGGTTCAGGCTCAATTACCATTTCCTCTACAGCGGGAACTGGAACGGTTACAAGCGTTTCTGTTGTTTCAGCTAATGGATTTGCAGGAACCGTTGCTACTGCCACTACAACGCCTGCAATCACTTTATCCACGTCAGTTACAGGTCTGATAAAGGGTAACGGAACCGCGCTGTCCGCAGCGGTCGCGGCAACTGACTATGTTGCCCCCAGTGCGTATGCTTCTGCCAATGGCCTTACGATGTCTACCAGCCGTCTATTAGGTCGCACTACAGCCAGCACAGGCGCAGCCGAAGAGATCAGCGTAGCTGGCGGTTTGACGTTGTCTGCTGGCGTTTTGACCGGCGCATCAGGAACTGTCACTAGCGTCACAGGAACGTCCCCCGTTGTATCTAGCGGCGGTACGACACCCGCCATTAGTATGCCTGCCGCGACAACTTCGGTTAACGGCTATCTTACCAGTACCGATTGGACTACTTTTAACAATAAAGGGTCGGGAACGGTTACTAGCGTCAGCGGCACAGGTACGGTAAATGGAATTACGCTGACAGGAACGGTAACGTCTTCAGGGTCACTAACGCTTGGCGGCACACTGTCTGGTGTAAGCCTCACAACACAAGTCTCAGGCACGCTCCCTATTGCCAATGGCGGCACTAATGGAACATCTGCACCGACGGCAGGGGCTGTGCCTTATGGAACAGGAACAGCATACGCGTTTACGGCTGCTGGCACATCTGGACAAGTGCTTACATCCGCAGGGGCTGGCGTTCCTACATGGACAACACCAACCACAGGCACGGTCACCAGCGTCACTGGCACGGCCCCTGTTGTGTCTTCTGGCGGCACCACTCCGGCTATTAGTATGGCCGCAGCTACAGCTTCGGTCAATGGATACCTGACTAGCACTGATTGGACTACATTCAATAATAAGGGTTCTGGCACTGTAACCAGCGTCAGCGGTACGGGAACTGTCAACGGTATTACGCTTACAGGAACGGTAACGTCTTCGGGATCGCTTACGCTTGGGGGCACTCTATCAAACGTCAGCCTTACAACTCAAGTCACAGGTACACTGCCTGTAGCCAACGGCGGCACGGGTGCAACCACGCTCACATCCGGTTATCTGGTAAAGGGTAACGGCACATCAGCCGTCAGCGCATCTATTGTTTACGACACGGGCACAAATGTCGGGATTGGCACAACTTCACCGCAGCAACGTCTTGACGTATCTGTATCGGGGGGAAGTGCTTTCGCTGGTATTCGCTCACAAAACAGCAATAGCGGATCGGGTATCGGCGGTATTGAGTTCTCTTCCGACGCCACTTACGCAAAAGCTGCAATCGGCTTGGTTCGCGGTGCCGCCAACGGTGTAGGCACACTAGCTTTTTATAATGCCAGCAGCACAGGCGCGGCTAACTGGGCTACTACAGACGAGCGTATGCGTATAGATAGCAGCGGCAATGTCGGAATTGGTACGACTTCGCCGCAACAACGTCTTGACGTATCTGTAGCGGGCGGAAGTGCTTTCGCCGGTATTCGGTCACAGAACAGCAATAGCGGGTCAGGTATCGGCGGTATTGAGTTTTCATCTGATACCACATATTCCAAAGCTGCAATCGGTATTCTTCGGCAAAACGCTAACGGCCAAGGCTCGTTAATTTTCTATAACGCCAGCAGCGCAGGCGCGGCTAACTGGACTACCGCAGATGAGCGTATGCGTATTGACGGCAACGGTAACGTCGGAATTGGGGCTACGGCAAACGCATCCGCAATTTTGGATGTGCAGTCAACTACCAAAGGTTTTCGTCTACCCAACATGACAACCGTTGAAAAGAACGCTATATCTAGCCCTGCGGCTGGTCTTATGGTATTTGATACTACGCTTTCCAAAGCCTGCGTATATAGCGGTGCAGCTTGGCAAACAATTACTTCGCTATAAGGAATAAGATATGGCCGTATCTATCAGTAACATCATTCCCGCTAAGACAGCGGAAGCAACTCAAGTGACGCAGTACACGTCAAATGGTGTGCAAACTATCATCGACAAGTTTACGGCTACGAATTATTCGGCGTCGGCAGCAACGATCAGCGTCAACCTAATTACGGCTGCTGGCTCCGCCGGCAACGACAACTTGATTGTCAAGACCAAAACGCTCCAGCCATCAGAGACGTATACGTTTCCTGAACTGGTCGGCCATGTGCTGCCGAACAATGGTTTTATCAGCACCATCGCTGGCACGGCATCCGCCATCAACATCCGCGCGTCAGGTCGTCTGGTTAGCTAATGCTTAAAAGGTGCTTTGATGTGGATCGGATCAATGGGGTAGCTAACCACCCTGACGTCCGTCCATTCATAGGCGCAGTTAGTGTGGGTGAGTTAGATTTTACCGACGCGGTCCAGTTTGATAAGAATTGGTTTTTAATGGGTGAGCACGGCGGTTACGTGTTGGCGTGGACATCACCCAACGTATACGAAGTGCATGTAATGATATTGCCGAAAGGCCGCGGTAAGTGGGCTGCTAAGGCGCGTCAATTTACTATTGACTTTGCCGTAGAAAACGGTGCTGAGACTCTGTGGGCACGGATTGCCCCTAACGCCCCTAGCGTGTATATGTACGCGCGCAAGGGGGGTATGCAACCCACAGGTGAGATGATATATACACTTGGGTCCGCATACGACCTGTATAAGATGGAGTTACCGAAATGCCACCAGCAGTAATCGCAGCAGGGATCGGCGCCGCAAGCGCAATCGGCGGCGGGATGATCGCCTCTAGTGGCGCTAAAAAAGCAGCCAGAACGCAAGAGCGCGCCGCGCAAGACGCGACCGCAGCGCAGGAGCGCATGTTCCAGCGGCAGACGGAACTGCAAGAGCCGTTTCGCCAAGGTGGCCTGACAGCGCAGCAAGAGATTATGCAGTTGCTGGGCATCGGCGGCGACAAGACCGCCGCTGGCTACGGCAGCATGGCGAAATCCTTTGGCACAGATCAATTCCAGCAAGACCCCGGCTATGCTTTCCGTCAAGCTGAAGGCATGAAGGCGCTAGAGCGGTCGGCAGCCGCACGCGGCAATCTGCTGTCCGGCTCCACCTTGAAGGGTGTGCAGCGTTTCGGCCAAGACTTAGCCAGCCAAGAATATCAGAACGCGTTTAACCGCTATCAGGTCGAGCGGTCGGCGCGTCTTAATCCGCTGCAATCGCTGATGGGTTCGGGTCAGTCCGCCACTAACGTGCTTACGGGTGCTGCTGGACAGATGGGTCAGAACCAAGCATCAAACATATATAACGCAGGTCAAGCCCGCGCATCTGGTTACATCGGCTCTGCTAACGCGCTGACAAACGCGTTGGGTCAGATAGGTGGATACGCAGCCAATGCACCTATGAACAACGCCATTATGCAGTACTATAAAAACAGAACACCCGGTAGCGGCGGCATCAACCCACTTTCAGACGACGGATAAATCATGCCAAACCAAATGATAGCCCTTCAGGCGCGTAACCCTCAGCTTCCTGATCCTGCGCGTCAGACCGCGCAGTATTCAAACATGATGAATATGGCGCGTCAAGCAGAAGCTGCGGCCCTTCAAGCCCAGCGCACACGTCAGGAGATGCAATACGCGCAGGCAGCCGAAGCGCGCGACGTGGCAAAGTTCGGCGCGGAGCAACCCGCAAGAGTAGCGGGCGCATTAGGCACCGGCTTGGTGGGCATATTGCGCGATCCATCCAACGAAACCATAATGCAGGCTGGGCAAACTTTTGCCTCGGTTGGGATGGAACAGGACAAATTTGGCCCCATACTAAAACAGATACAGGATATACCTGACCCAAATGCACGCAAACTATTTGTGATGCAATTTATCGCGCAGTCGGAACCCGCGCGCGCGGCGCTTAAATTTGTGATGCCTGAAGTAAAATCAGAAAAGGTAGGCGACGCTACGGTGTTCTACGACGCTAACCCTGCGTCACCTATTATGGGTCAAGAACTGTTCCGGTTTACGGCAGCGCCAGAACCGGTTAAAATGACCCAACAAGTTGTTGACAGCACCTTGTATAACGTAAACCCAGTTACCGGCGTAGCCGCCGAAGCCCTTATTGGCGACCCAACTCAAAACCGCAGTCTTCCGGCACGCGAACCTACTTTCGCCAGCACTGGCGTTAGGTCGCCATACGCGGTTGGCGCTGGCACAGGCGCGCCCCTTGTGCAGCCTCGGATGGAGCAGCCATCCCCCGCTGTTGGCGGCCCGTCGATCAGCCTCGGCACGCCGGGCGCTGGCGGTAATACGTTTAGTAGAATGATACAGGCGGAGTCTCGCGGTAAGCAGTTTGACCGCAACGGTCGCCCGCTCACGTCATCGGCAGGCGCTATTGGTATTGCTCAGGTTATGCCGGGCACGGCGCCAGAAGCGGCTAAGTTGGCAGGACTTCCGTTCGATGACAACCGCTACCGCAACGATCCTGAGTATAACCTTGCGCTCGGCAAAGCATACTATGAAAAGCAGTTACGTGACTTCGGCGGCGACGAAAAGTTGGCGGCGGCTGCGTACAACGCTGGCCCCGGCGCCGTGCGTAGCGCGCTGAAAAAAGGTGGTGCTAACGGCTGGATTAACCATGTCCCGCTAGAAACACGTAAGTATGTTAGGACTGTGTTTGGCGGCGCTGGCGCGCCTACCGGCGCAACCGCTACACCTCCACGTACAGGCACAGGCACATCGACAGGCGCGGGTACACCTACAAGCGCGGCGCCCAAATCGCAAACTATCGGTGAACAACAGCGCCAGAAAGGATTTAAGAAAACCCTTGATTTGTTTGATTACAACGAAAAAACGGGCGAAGACTCAGTTTCAGCGTTAATCAAAGCATCTACTAGCGGCGGCTTGGAAAAGATTGGTTCCGACATAGTTGGTTTCTTTGGCGAATCTACGCCGGGGCGCGTGGCAATAGGCCAACTAGCGTCAATAAAAGATAATATGACGTTTGAAAAGTTGCGCGGTAAGTTAGGCGCGCAAATCTCAGACGCTGACGTCCGCTTAATAGCTAGCACGATGGGTGATATAGCTGACCCCAACACGCCCGCTAACGAACGTCTGGCAAAATGGCAAAACGTAGTCTTGCCGATACTTGTGCGCGGCGCTGGCATGACATACGTAAAACCAAAAGGTACACCAACTGGCGGGTCCAAAGGTAAACCGGCTCTCGACTCTTTCCGTAGGAAGTAAACATGGCTAAGTTTGATGTCGAAGGTGCGCGCGTTGCTGGCTACACTGACGCAGAAATTGCTGAGTATCTAGCCACTGAAGATGCGTTCGACACCGCTGCCGCGCGCGAAGCCGGATATACTGACGCAGAAATTATTAATTATCTTTCGGGCGTCCCAACCAAACCCGCCCCCGACCGTTCGGCTGCACAATACGCGGGTGTTATATCCAGCGCACTGTTGCCTTACGCTACGGCAGCGGGGTTAGGTGCTGCGGCAACCGGCATCCCCACCGGCGGTCTTGGCGCGCCTCTCGGCGCTGCTGCCGGTGTAACGTCGCTGGGCATTGCTGACCTTGGTACATCCATATATAACGTGTTCGCCCCTGCGTTTGACGCTAAAACTATTCCGCTGCCGTCAGAGACAATCCGCCGTGGGTATGAGACTGTTGGTATTGGACGTAGACCGCAGACACCTGAACAGGAAGTTTTGTTCCGTACTGTCGAAGGCGCTGGCGGGGGTCTAAGCGGCGCAACAGCATTTAGAGAACTTGCACAAACTACTGCGCCCGGCGTAACTCGCAACGTCATGCAGGAACTTGGCCGCGGTCCCGGCGTGCAAACTGCGGCTGGCGCTGGCGCTGCTGCGGCCCCTACGATTGGCCGCGAGTACGCAGGTATAGAAAATCCTCTTGCACAGTTTGGCTTGTCGGTGGCCGGCGGCATGGCCGGCGGTCGGATGGCAACCCCCCGCGCTACACCTGTCACGTCTGATCAATTAGAGCAGCTAACAAATGCGGCGTATTTGCGCGCAGAGGAAGCTGGTGTTCAATTCGACCCCGCTGCTATTTCACAACTAACCCAGAACATTCGCACGTCGCTTTCCGACCCTAAAGTGCAGTTTGATGAGGTTCTCCACCCAAGGGTGAACCGCGTTTTACAGCGTATAGATGAGGTTATAGCTGATGCTCAAAAAAATAATACGCCGATTTCGTTTTCACAAATGGAAATTTTACGTCGCGTCGCGCGGACCGCTGGGAGTAGCCTTGATAAAGACGAGCGCCGCTTAACATCCAATATTATTCGGCAGATTGACGACTTTGTTGACGCGCCGCCCGCCAACGCTGTCATAGCTGGCGATGCCCCCGGCGCAGCATCCGCTATAAAAGAAGCGCGGACGGCGTATCGCCGCAAAAGCCAAGCTGACAATATCAAAAATATGATAGTAGAGAAAGCAACCGATACTGCGGAAGGGCTGTCCGCTAATACGATACGGGCGGCGGCGCGGTCGGTAAGTAAAAGCGAAAGAAAAAAGCGGGCTTTTGATCCTACCATTCAAAAACAAATAAAAGATTTGGGCCGCGGCACTGGCGGGTTGTCAACGCTTCAAGGGCTTGGGACGTTTGGGCCGACCCTGCCTACGACGCCGCAGCAGGTAGTTCGCTCGTTACCGGCGGCAGCCGCATTAACGGGCGCCGGTTCAGCTATGTATAGTGGTTCTCCGGGTCTTGCGTTGCTAGGCGCCACTATAGCCGGCGGCGGGCTTGCGTCGCGCGCGGCGGCTAATAAAATGGCGCTCGGTAAAGTCAATAAAATGTTGGATCAGGCGCGGGGTACACCTGCCCGCGAAATGTTTAGGCCGCAGATAGCCGCGCAAGTCGCACAGCAGTATAACTTTCCCGACATAGACCCTGACTCCGGTGAACCACTGGTAGATGTAGATTTTTCTGAAGGGTATGCCGTGCCGATATATGGCAGGCTACCTAAAGAAAAGCAGTTTGTAAATCTTAACTCCATGAGACGCTAACAATGGCTACTATCGACGAAACACAAGCGCAACTTAACACGCACGAACAGGTCTGCGCGTTCAGGTACGAGAGTATCTGCGCGCGGATGAAGCGTATTGAAAAAGTCGGCATGACTTCCGCCGGCACAATCATCGTATTGCTAATCGGCATACTAATGAACGTGCTGCAAAAGGCCGGCTAGAGGGCGTATGCGTATAGTCAGTCTACTACTGGCGGCGCTGGTGCTTGCTGGCTGCGAAGACCGCTACCGCTACGATTGCCAAGACCCTGCGAATTGGGAAGACGAACTCTGCAAGAAGCCGCGCTGCATCGCTATGGGCTACTGCACCGAATGGCTAATCAATACAGGCGAAGAAGAACATGAAGCCGAGAAGTGAATGGACGCCGGAGGAATTGCTGCGGTTCATCGTCGGGATCGTCCTGTCGCTGACGCTGACGTTCATCGTTGCGACCGTGCTATACTCGTTGGTGTTTGTGTCGCAGCCGATGGAAGGGCAGTCCCCTAACGACGCTGAGTTTTTCAAGTTGATTAACCCGATAGCGACGTTCATTGTCGGGGCGTTGGCAGGACTTATGGCGGGTCAGGGCAGCGGCGCTATGCAAAAGAAGAAGGACGAAGAAGATGAGCTTCCTGAATAGTTTTGAAAGCAAGCACGACGGCGTCAACGACACCGTTGAGTTTGTCGTTCGCGTGGCAATCGTTACGCTGTCGGCAGTTATCCTTGTCGTCGTGCTGGCGCTGGTCGTCGGCATGTTCGTGCCTAACGATGTCGTGGACAGCACTGCCGTCCTTGAGATGATTAACCCTGCGTTCCAGACCATCATCGGCGCGCTTGTCGGACTGCTGGGCGGCCTGAGCCTCAACGCTAACGCCCGTGACACCGACCCTGAGCCTGCGCCGGCGCCAGAGCCAGAAGCGCCGCTTGAACTGACGCCAGCGATGGCGCCGAAGGTGTACGACGATCCGCAAGGCACAGTCTTTATCGACGAGCCTGAAGAAGACGATGACGACGACCTCGCCCCGTGGGAGAAGTACCGCAACGACTTGCGCTACGACGCCAACGGTGACGGCGTGGTTGACGAAAGTGACTTTCCTGATTGGCGGAGTGCGGGTAAATGAGCCTTTTAAACCTTCAACATAAATGTGGGTGTCATGCAGATGGTGCGTTCGGTCCGGGTACATTTAAAACGGCTGCGGCTTTTTATAAACTATCACCTCATCGGGCTGCACATTTCTTTGCTCAAACGGCGCATGAGTCGGGCGGCTTCAAGGCGTTCAGCGAGAACCTGAACTACAGCGCGAAGGGTCTGCGCGGCATCTTTGGTAAGTACTTCCCGACCGATGCACTGGCCCGCGCTTACGAACGCCAGCCGATGAAAATTGCCAACCGCGTCTACGCTAACCGCATGGGCAACGGTCCTGAGAGCAGCGGCGACGGCTGGAAGTTCCGTGGTCGTGGCGCGCTCCAGCTAACCGGCAAGGACAACTACCAAGCATTTGCCAACTACATTGGTCGCCCCGACGTGATGGACAATCCTGACCTTGTGGCCGGCGAACTGTGCTTCGAGAGCGCGCTTTGGTTCTTCGACCGGAACAAGCTGTGGGGTATTTGCGACCAAGGCGTTGGCGACGGTGCAATACTTGCGCTGACGAAGCGGATTAATGGGGGCACGCATGGCCTCGACGACCGCAAACTGAAAACCAAGAAATATGCTTCTTGGCTGTAAGGAGAGTAACATGAACTTGAAGAACCTCATCACGAAAATTGCCGTGAAAGAAGTCGCCGGTAAAATCTTGCCGATGGACGAAGCGCCGAAGCCTGCCCTTGGTTGGAAAGCCAAGCTGGCCGGCGTACTCGCCATCATCGGCGCAGCAGCTACGGCGCTGTCGCAATACTTAGCTTAGGTTCGCCTAGCCATCATACGCCCGATTAGTATAACCATCGGGCCTAAGTCTTCAGGTGATTGCCCTGCCTTTAGCATGGCAATCACCATTTCCAGTGCTTCAGCGGTCGCCGCTGCATGGTCTGTCATTTCTTCAACCTCATCATAATCTCGCCGCGTTCGCGCGCCGTCCGCATCGCAGAGTAACGCTGATGCAACCGCCGGGCGATGGCCGGGCGCTTGTGCGTCTTCAGTTCCGCGTCCAGCGCATCCTTTAGTTCGCCTTCCGTAAGGTCGGACAGCACGGCAATCATCGACCGCCAGTTTAGTTTACTCATTTTTCAATTCCTCTAAGGCTATGTCGGACACCGCACGCTTGTCGTGCAGCGCCGCCCATATGCGTTCGTCAATACTCTTTTCAGTCAGCATTACATAGACCCAGACATCCTTGGTCTGACCGCTGCGGTGCAGGCGTCCGACCGTCTGTT